TCGCCGTACCGTGGAACGTCGCCACCACCGACTCCCTTGGGACTAAGGTGATGTTCAAGGCCGGATCGTTGCCCGAAGATGGACGCCCCCCTCGTCTGTTGGAAAGCCACGATCCGGCCAAGGTACGAGGCCTAGTCACCGAGCGTGTCTCCACCGACGAAGGCATGATGTTCACCGCCAAGCTCGCACAGACAAGCGCAGCTGACGACACGATGGCCCTGTTGCTCATGGGCGCATACGACAGCGTCAGCGTCGGTGTCGTCCCCACCAAATTCTCGTTCGACAACGATGGCACGATGGTCGTCGAAGCGGCCAAATGGTCCGAGCTGTCGATCGTGGCCGAGCCGGCCTTCGACGCCGCTCGCATTGAGAAAGTCGCAGCCTCGGCCCTCGAGGAAGCACCCGACGAAGATCCAACCCCCGAAACCACATCCGAGGAGGAAATAGTGGAAACCCCCGAAGTCGTCGAGGCCGCAGTGGTCCCGACCCAGCCCATCCAGTTCGCCCAGCCGGCGAAGCCGTTCACGTTGCCGTCGGCATCGGAATACGTCGCCAAGTTCTTGGTCGGCGGAGCCGAGTTCGCCGAGTTCAACGCCAAGATCAAGGCCGCTGCACCTGACGTGGTCACGACCGACACGCCCGGTATCTTGCCGGAGCCCATCGTCGGAGCCGTCTACAACAACTTCCGTGGCTTGCGCCCGGTCGTCGACGCCATCGGCACCAAGGCCATGCCCGGCGGTGGCAAGGTGTTCCGTCGCCCCAAGGTGACAACGCACACCACCATCGGTGCATCAAACGGCGAAAACGCCGCCCTCGACGCTGGCACATTCGTCGTGTCCGACAACCAGGTCACCAAGGCCGTCTACGGCGGCTACGTCCAGCTGTCCGAGGAGGACATGGACTGGACCGACCCGGCCGTGCTTGGCCTCATGCTCGACGACATGGCTCGCATCTATGCGAACACCACCGACGACGTTGCAGCTGACGCCCTCATCGCTGGCACCACCAACAGCAACAACTTCACGGTCGCCAACATTGCCGACCCGACCGAGTGGGTCACCTGGATCTACACGGCCGCATCGGACATCCTCACGGACAGCAACGGCAACCTGCCGACGCACCTGTTCCTCGCCCCGAACCGTTGGGCCGCACTTGGCCAGCTCGAGGACGGACAGGGACGCCCGCTGTTCCCGCAGGTCGGCCCGATGAACGCCTACGGCAACCTCGCCCCCGGCGCAACCGCTGGCAACGCCTTCGGTCTCCAGATCGTCGTCGACCGCAACTTTGCCGCTGGCACCCTCGCCATCGGACACCCGGACGGCTTCGAGATCTACGAACAGCCGAAGGGCGCAATCTCCGTCGAAGCAGCCGATGGCTCGCTGTCACGCTTCATCAAGTTCCGTGGCTACTTCGCCACGCTGATGATCGACGCCAGCAAGTTCATCAAGGCCAACTTCGTCTGATCTAGGCAGGTTCGGACTACACCATGGCAACGTTCTCCATAACGCACAGGATGCGTCTGGACGGCGTTGCCGTGGTGCAGACCTTGACGAACGTGGCCGACCTGACTGTCGGGCAGCAGGTCACGATCGCAGGAGTCGGGGACGGCTTCGATGGCACTGTGACCGTCGTGGCCGTCCCAACGGCTCTCCTTATCGGAGTCACCGACCAAGGTGACTTTGAGTTCGATTACGACATTCTGATCCCCAACCAGATCCTGTACATCAACTCCGGTGACGATGTCACCCGAGATGATCTGGCGATCTACGGCACCCTCACTTGGACGCCGACTTGTACTTGGATCACCTCCAGCAACGTCACCGAGTTTCTCGGGATCAGCGCAGCCACAGCTAACGACACGGCCTTTATTGCTTCCTGTGTTTCAGCTGCAAACGCCTTTGCCTCAAGGCGTCGACGTGCGGCCGGCTACACCGACAACCTGTCGACCAGCCCGTCCGGCGACGTCACCCTTGGCACCACCCTTTATGCCGCATCGCTTTACCGTCAGCGTGGCTCCATCGACGGCTATCAGTCATTTGACGTCATGGACACCACCACCAACCCAGCCATGAGCCTCGGCACCATCCATCAGCTTCTCGGCATCAACAGGGCGCAGGTGGCATGAAATGGCAGCTGTTGGACCGCTCGCCGACGCCCGTTCGGCAATCGTCACCGAGATCACGAACGCCGGCTACGCCGCCGTCACCGACCCCAGGAACGCACGCCCTCTGTCGGTATTCGTCGAACTTCCTACGATCACGGCCGTCACCCACAAGGTGCTCGACCTGACCTTCACTCTCCGAGTGCTCGGCGCACCCCCAGGCAACCAAGACTCATTGGACTGGATCTTCACCGCCGTCGACACACTCATCCAAGTCGCTGACCTGGCCGTCGTGGCCGGATCACCGAGCCTCGCCCAAATCGGGACGCAGGAACTTCCCGCATACGATCTCACCGTGCGCTACGGCACACACACAACCCCCTAAGGAGCACCAGTGGCAACCACCACCATCGCACTCAAGAATGCGGCCGTCGTGATGAATTCGACGGTCGACCTGTCCGACCAGGTCCAGTCGGTCACGCTCACGGTCGGCTACGACCAGCTCGAGACAACCGCCATGGGCGCATCGGGCCGCAGCTACACCAAGGGCCTCCAGTCGGTCGACGCAACCATGACCCTGTTCAACAGCTACGGCGCAGCCGAAGTCGAAGCCTCCCTGGAGGCCGTGGTCGGCGACGACGCAGTCACTCTCGAGATCTACCCCGACGGCACCAGCCCCGGAGTCTCCAACCCGGAATACACCATCACCGGCGCATTCCTGTCGAGCTTCACGCCGATCGTCGGCACCGTCGGCGACCTGTCCATGGTCACCGTCACCTTCACAGGCGGCACGTTCGCACGAGCCACAGCCTGATCCAACTAGGAGCCCGACAGCATGATTGGAACAGACCTCGAAATCACACTTGCGGACGGATCTGAACACACCGTTCCCGTCACCTACTCCGTCGCCTGCGCCTGGGAGGATCACCACCCAGGCCAGGCCATGGAGACCATGGTCCGAGACGTCAAGTTCAAGCAGATCGCATACCTGGCCTACGAGGCTCTCCGCAAAGGTGGCGTCACCGTCAAAGTTTGGCCGCAGTTCATCGAAACGCTAGGAGATGTCAACTTCGTCCCAAAAGCGAGGAAAAAGGGCACGTCACCCGACTCATAGCCACGATCGCACTCAGGACCGGCATCTCACCCCGAGAGCTGCTGGACAGCCCTAGTTCGGTCGTCAGTGCCATGATCGACCTATTACACGAGCAAGATCAGAAAGGAGCATCATGAAAGCCCAAGTTGTCGGCCTGAAAGAAACGCTCCGAGATCTGAACAAGCTTGACAAGGAATTGTCCAAGGAAATCCGTAAGGACATCCGAAAAGTGGTGCAACCTCTAGCTGACGCCATTACTGCCTCAGTGCCCTCAGGAGCCCCGTTGTCGGGCATGGCGCACTCTGGGCGCACCGGCTGGAATAACCGCAAGAAAGTGGCGGTCAAACTCGATACCAGAAAGCCACGCCGTCACCTTGACCGGCCAGGCCGCAGCACCATCAACGTCGTCCGAGTCACCACCAAAGACGCACCGACAGCGATCACCGACATGGCCGGTAAAGCCGGAGGCGCAGCAAGCAGAGCACCACTGTCACGACAGCGACCAAATTTCTCTCGAGCACTCACCGCACGCCTTGGCCCACCGTCCCGATTCATGTGGCGAACAGCCGAGGATCGCATTGAGGACATCCAGCAAGACATGATGCCGATTATCCGACGAGTCGAGCAAATAATGAATCGTGACCTGAAAAACAGGTATCGGAGCTTCTAATGGCAATCAACATCCCCATCATCACCGAATTCGCCGACCAGGGCCTCAAGTCAGCCCAGGGAGCGTTCAGCACGTTTCGTCAGAAAGTTGGCGAAGCCGAAGGTGGAATGAACAAATTCAAGGCGGCTGGTGGCGTCGCCATGGATTCAATCAAGGCCAACGCCGGAGCCATGGCCCTCGGAGCTGGCGCAGCTGTCGCAGGATTCGCTGCCAAAGCCATCGGCGACTTTCAGAAACTCGCATTGTCAGTCGACGAGTTTCGCAACACAACCGGCTTGACTCTTCAGCAATCCAGCGAATGGGTGAGTTACACCGGAGACTTGGGCATCCAAGCCGACTCCATGGTCAAGATCTTCAACCGGCTTGGCAAAGCCGCCACCGATCAGCTTCCAGCATTCAAGGAACTTGGCGTCGAGATCGCTTTCGGGCCCGACGGCGCAGCCGACCTCGAGAAAACTTTCTTCCGAGTCAACGACGCCATCAACAGCCTCGACGATCCTGTCAAGCAAGCCAAGTATCGGGCCGACCTGTTTGGTCGAGGCTGGATGGACGCCGCCGAATTGATCAACATGAGCTCCACCGAAATCCAAACATCTCTCGCTGGTGTCAAAGATTTCGAGGTTATTGATGAAGCCGAAATCAAAAAAGCCAAAGACCTTCGAGCTGCACAAGACGAACTTGGCGACGCCTTCCTTCGGCTCTCCGTTTCTCTTGGCGAAGCACTCATACCTGGACTTACAGCCCTTAGCAAAGTGCTCATCCCCGTGCTTGAGGCTCTTGCAAAATTCAATGGAACCCTTGACGAAGGCATGGCCGGAGCAATCCAAAAAGCCCAAGACATGGGCCACAGCCTTTCAGACATTGCACGAGAACTAGGCATCAACAGCGAACAAAGCCTCCGCTACATGGCCGACGTGCTTGGCATGAGCCTTGACCAGCTGTACCAGAAACTTGATCGGGATCTAATCCCTGAAACGTATTTGTTGGAGAAAGCCTGGAAAGAAGGCTCTCGAGCAATGATTGACGCTCAGGGCGCAGCCGACGATTTAGGCACTAGTCTCATGACGGTCGATGACGCTGTTGCAGAATTGAAAGGCAAGGTCGACGAACGGCGTGAATGGGACAACCTCATCCGAGCGATCGACGACGCCAAAGAAGCCGCCATCGAGGCCTTCTTTCAGGCAACCCCTCAGGCCCTTCGAGAGTCGCAACGTGAGCTCGACGACGCCCGCCTCAAAGTCGCTGAGTATGTCGCCGATCTGGAAACCATCCCAGATGACCAAAAAACCGAGATTATCGCTGCTCTCGATAATGCCAATCTTGCAGAGATTGAGAGAATTTTCAACGAATTGTCTCGTGATCGAACAATGACCGTAAACGTCAAGACTGTTGGTGGTGTTCCTGTTGCTCCTGGTGACACACCCTCGGAAACCAGACCGCCGGTTATGCGGCCGACGCCGGCCCCGTCGCCTGCTCGACCGCTACCGAAAATCCCGCAGCCAAAACGGCCTATCGTCGGTGCCTTTTCCGCTCCTGTCACAGTGAACGTTTCTGGCTCCGTTATCAGCGAAAACGATCTTGTCGAAACAGTCCGCAAGGGCCTGGTGAACGCCCAACGTAACGGTGCAGGACTGGTGTACTCCAACAAATGACATTGCCCTGCACGCCCGAAGTTCGTATCCGATTGGGTACTGGCCCAAGCTTTGCCAACGTATTCACGCTTGGCAGCTCGGTCAGTGGCGTACTCGGGACCAACATCCTTGGCAGTTCTCAAATCCAAGTCATCGACGTCAGCCAACAAACCCAACAAATCAGCATCCGTCACGGCCGTGACCGAATGTTTGAGGAATACCTACCGTCAGAGGCCTACGTCCAATTTCTTGACTTTACAGGCGACTGGAACCCAGCTAACACCTCAAGCCCGTATTATCCGAACGTCAAGCCGATGGTGCAGCTGCAAATCGTCACCCAATATCAAGGCACCACCTATGCCCTTTACTCCGGCTACATACATAGCTGGGATTACGAATGGGCAGATCCGAGCGTCGATTACGCCATCGTTACCATCCAAGCTGTCGACGCTTTCCGAGCATTCGCCCTTGCCAACATCACCACCGTCACAGGAGCCGGAAACAAAGACCTTCCTGGCGAACGCATCAACTACATCCTTGACGAAATTGACTGGCCCACACAGCTCCGCAACATCGACCCTGGCGACACCGAATTAGAGAATGACCCAGGTGACACCCGATCCGTCCTACAAGCCATACAAACAGTCCAAAACTCAGACCTCGGCGCATTCTTCATCGACCATTACGGTCAGCCCACTTACTACGACCGAAACCACCTGTCACAGCTGGCCGCTGGCACCGCTTACGAATTCGACGACACCGGCACCAACATCCAATACCAGCGCATTGACGTCAACTATGACGACACCGAACTAGCCAACCAAGTCACCCTTACACGGCTATCCGGCCAACCACAAACAGTCAGCGATCAGGACTCCATCGACCAGTTCTTCGTTCGCACATTTGAGCGATCTTCGCTGCTCATGGAGACCAATGCTTCGGCCTTGGCCCAAGCAAACCGAATCCTGAACTACCGCAAAGATGTCCGGCTGCGAATCGACAGCCTCGAGCTCGATTTATCGTCCGACACCAACCGAGTTGAACCCGCCCTGGCCCTCGAGATCGGCGACCCGATCATTGTCACCAAACAAATGGCCGCCGGCACCGATGTCATCCTCCGGCTCACCGTCCAAGGCCACGAGCATGACATCACCCCAGACAGGTGGATCACCAGGTTTTCCACCGCCTATCCTTTGTCCACAGCCTTCGTGCTGGGCTCAGCAGAGTTCGGCGTCCTAGGTACTAACACTCTTTAGGAGAAATCTATGGCCGGCGCAGGCTACAAATCATGGGTCGACGGCGACATCCTCACCGCCGCAGACGTCAACACCTACCTGATGCAGCAGGCCGTCATGGTATTTGCCGACGCTGCAGCTCGCACTACAGCCCTTCCCACACCGTCCGAAGGCATGGTGTCGTTCCTCAAGGACACCAACGAAATCGCCGTGTATGACGGCTCAGCTTGGGTGGTGTATGCCGGCCGTGGCTATCAGTACGTCCAGACCGTATATTTCACCTCCTCTGGCACGTTTACAAAGGCGACTTATCCGTGGCTTCGAGCGGTGCGTGTCAGGGTCCAGGGTGCTGGCGGTGGTGGTGGTGCTGCTCTTGCTACTAGCGCAACACAACTTTCTGCTGGGGGTGGTGGTGGCGGCGGATGTTACGCCGAATCATTTATTCTTGCTTCATCACTGTCAGCGTCGGTAACGGTAGTGGCAGCAGCCGGTGGTGCGGGGGGAACTACCGGCAATGGAGGCACAGGGGGTACTAGCCAATTTGGGACGCTTGTGACGGCAAATGGTGGTTCCGGTGGAGGGTTTGCTAGAGATTCGACACTTCCAATCGGGGCCCCGTCTGGTGATGGAAGTTCAACAGGAGTGGGTGACGTCGTTTTTGCTGGCTCTGGTGGTACTGCTGGAATGCTGTTTTCTACCGCTTTAGGAAATGGCTGTTTTGCTGGTGCTGGCGGTTCATCTCAGTTGGGAGGTGGAGCCGAAACTCGCAGAGAAAACGAACCTGTTGCTGATGGAAATCTTTATGGCGGCGGCGGTGGTGGTGGTGCTGTGGGGGTTTCTGCATCTGCCGAAAATGGTGGTGCTGGTGCCGCCGGAATCGTGATTGTGGAGTTGTACGCATGAGCACAAAAATCAAATCTTGGGCCGTTCTCAATAATGAGGGTCTAGTTGTCAATGTCGTGCTGTGGGACGGTCAAACTGACTGGAACCCTGACGCCCAAACCGTCGACCTCAGCGACCATGCTGGCGCCGGTATTGGCTGGAAATGGAATGGCACAACTTTCGACGACGTGCGCCCACCCATTGATGACGCATGAGCCGGCCATACACCGGCACCAAGGACGGCGTGGCTCGAGGCGCACGACCTGGCACCAAACAGTTCCAAGCCTTGATGGTCTACCTGTTCCAAATGCGGTCATTGGGCATCTATGCAAATCGCAGTGTTCGTGGCTCATCCAGCTTGTCAGTGCACGCAACTGGCAGGGCGGCCGACCTTGGCGGCTCCGACGAAAAGATCATTCGTGCCATCAACTTCCTGGTCGACTTCGCTGACGAGCTCGGTGTCGAGGCCGTCCACGATTACGGCAACCGAGTCATGCCAGGCAAATACGGCGCAGCCTGGAAATGCGACCGTGACGGCTGGAAGGTCTACACCGCACCCACGATCGGCTCACCAGGAGCCAAATGGGTGCACTACGAAATCTCGCCGGCCATGGCCGATGATCCCGACGCTGTCAACGCCGCCTTCACCGACGTTCTCAACCGAATCGTCGCAGCTCTCCAAGGACTGAAATGAACATCACCAACCCACCCAAAGCCCTAATCGCCCTCGTCGGCTTGATCTGCCTCACCGTGCTTCTCGCCGTCAACGCCATCCCCACCGAGGCCGGCACCGGCATGATCGGCTCGATCCTTGGCTACGCCATCGGCAATGGCATCGCCGCTCGAAGCGGTACAGCTGTCGATCCGATCATCGGCAAGAAACCAAAGGCTTGACACCCTCCTGCTAAGTCGGTAGACACACGCTCACCTGATCCCGACAGACAGGAGAACCCAATGAAACCGCTACTGGCCGGCACGATCTGTGCCACAGCCATCTGCATCGGTTGGCTTGCCGACTCGGCCCTCGAGGCCGACCAGGTACAGCCAACCCCAACAGTGCCCCATTCGACGCCAATCCAGTACGTCGAAGTTACGACGACAAGCTCGAGCACCAGCACCACGTCGACCACCACGTCGACAGCTGCGCCCGAACCGATCGTCTACCCATGGACCCCATGCCAAGAATGGATACCGCTGGCCGTCGAAGTCGGCTGGCCGGCTGACCGTGACGTCCTGAACCGCCTTGGCGAGATCATGTGGAGGGAGAGCCGATGCCAGCCGGACGCCCACAACCCGAACGACCCGAATGGAGGGTCGTACGGTCTCACCCAGATCAATGGATTCTGGACAAAATGGCTGAACGAGTCAGGCGTTATGGACGGTCGACCCCAGAGTTTCTACGACCCGGCCGTCAATCTTTCATCCGCTCTTGCCATCCACGTCTACAGCACCTACAAAAACGGCAACGGCTGGCACCCGTGGAGAACGTGAAACAGCCATGGAAGCTCAAGGCCCTATGTCGAGACATGGACACCGACATCTTCTTCCC